GTACTTGGAAGCATGGTGACATACCAGAATGGTTTAGCAATGACATTAGATGAATTATTTGATTTATGGAAAGAAGATAGTAAGATAGATAGAACAGAGCTTGGTGAAGCATCTGCTATACAACCACAACTTCATCATAAGTATTATAAACTATTTGCACAAGAGAGATTAATACTGAGAAAATTTGAAGCAGACCATAAGACATTGTATAAAGATAAGTGGGATTACTTTCAAGGTACAATGATACAGAGTGACTTAGAAGAGAGAGGATGGATTCCTAATCCATTGAAAATATTAAAGAGTGATCTAGCTTTATATATTGATAGCGACAAAGATGTAATCCATCATAATTTAAAAGTAGCATATCAAAAAGAGAAGATAGATTTTTTAGAGAGTGTAATAAGAACAATTAACAATAGAGGGTTTCAGATAAAAAATGCAATCGATTGGGAAAAGTTTAAAGTCGGGATATAAAATTTGTGAGCCAGACTTTTATGAAAATAATACAAGAGAACTAGATAAGCTAATGCTGCAAGTAAACTTTGGGAGACCAGAGAAAGCAGATCGAGGTTCATTTTTACACAATTATCATAGACCATATAGTAAAATGTTTCATGCAGATATGAGATACAAAGTGGAAAATGTATTAGAGATAGGTGTATGGGTAGGGTTAGGTTTACTTACTTGGGCACATTGGTTTCCTAATGCTATCATAGAAGGTGTGGATTGGAAGTTTCAATACCAACATAAGATAAAAAGACTATATGATTTAAAAGAACAAGCTAGTAATGTAGAAAGAATATTACTAAATTGGGTAGATACTAGTGAGAGAGAAATGGTATTAAAACATTTCAATCCTGTTAAGTATAATGATTACTTTGATATAATTATTGATGACGGTAATCATTTTTCAAGTTGTCAGAAAGCTACGTTAATTAATACCTGGCAATATTTAAAACCTGGAGGTTGGTATTGTATTGAAGATATAACTGATCATTACGAACAGCCAGTTAAGTTAATAGAATATTTAAACGAGTTATCAGATGAAGGTCATAGTGTGGGATGGTTTGAAAATCCTGAGAGCATTAGATTAGATTCAAGAATGGTAGCTATAAAAAAGAAAGGCGATATAGCAAATGTTTAAGAAAAGTTTTTTTGGATGGTTGTTTGCTAAACCAGATTCATTTACTTCAACAACTGTAGTTAAAGTTATGACTAAGATTCAAATGAAAAAGTTATCTAAGTTACAATTAGAAACTATGGGTAGAGAGAATGGTATTGAGTTGGATAGAAGAAAAACCAAAGACAAATTAATAATAGAATTACATAAGAAACTAACAAAGAAGGTAAAGTAAAATGGCATCAATAAAAGAACATTTATATCATGCATTAGAAATAAAATTTGAAGCAGCTAAAGCTCATGCTACTGCTCAGCTTGTTTTATCATTTGAAAATCCAGTAGCTCTTGGAGAGCATCCACAACTGATAGATGATATGGCTAAGTTAATCTCAGATGTAGCTGCAGCAGAAGAAAACTTAGCTGCGCTTAGAGATAACTTTGGTGCTAAAGCAGTATCAGATTCTATGGCTCCACCAGCTGAGAACCCGGACGCTAGTCATATAAAATAAATGATAAAAGTTTCTAAGTTTGATGATGTATACTTAACGGTAGATACAGATCCTAGCATTAGTCAAGAGCTAAGTGACTATCTTACCTTTACAGTACCAGGCGCTCAATTTATGCCTCAAGTAAGGAATAGATTTTGGGATGGTAAGATACGTCTATACAATCAAATGAAGAAGCAATTATATTTTGGTCTTGGTCCAAAGATAGAAGATTTTTGTAGAAGTAGAAACTATGAATTAATAGTTAAAGATGACCCTGCTTTTTTTCAGCAAGAGTTTTCTTTAAACGAAGTTGATGATCTTGCAAAGAACATTGGACTTAGTCTTGAACCAAGAGACTATCAGAAGAGAGCTATCTCACATGCAATAAGAAACAAAAGATGTATGTTGCTATCACCTACTGCATCTGGTAAGTCATTAATCATTTATATGTTAAGTAGGTACTACCCAGAAAGAAAACTTATAATAGTACCAACAACAGCATTAGTACATCAAATGTCATCAGACTTTAAAGAGTATGGTTACCAAGATGAATGTCATAAAATTACAGCTGGTGCTGATAAAGATACTGATGCAGAGATAACTGTTACTACATGGCAATCAATATACAAGATGCCAAAGTCATGGTTTAATCAATACAATGTTGTTATAGGAGATGAGGCTCATCTATTTAAATCTAAATCATTAGAAAGTATAATGAAGAAGTTAACAGTCTGTCCTTATAGATTTGGATTCACTGGTACGTTAGATGGTACATTAACACATAGGTTAGTATTAGAAGGATTGTTTGGTCCTGTTGAAAAAGTAACTACTACATCAGAGCTGATAGAAAGCAATCACCTAGCTAAGTTTAAGATAAATATAATTACATTAAAGTACTCAGACCAAACATGTAATTTATTAAGACGTGCAAAGTATCAAGACGAGATAGATTTCCTAGTAAGAAATGAAGCACGTAATAGATTCATTCGTAACTTATGTATAAGCCTTGAAGGTAATACATTAGTATTATTTAATTTTGTTGACAAGCATGGAAAAGTGTTGTACAATATGATTAATGATGAGAACACCAAGACTGCATTTTATGTTCACGGAGGAGTTGATGGAGAAGAAAGAGACCGTATTAGATCAATTGTTGAAGAGTCTCAGAACGCTGTTATTGTGGCATCCTACGGAACTTTTAGTACTGGTGTTAATATTCGTAATCTACATAATATAATATTTGCTAGCCCAAGTAAGTCTAGGGTAAGAAATTTACAATCTATAGGTAGAGGACTTAGAACTGCTGAAGGTAAAACTGAAGCTAGACTATTTGATATAGTAGATGATCTAAGACATAAGCAATGGAAAAATTATGCTCTGGAACATTTTACTGAGAGACTTAAAATTTATAATGAAGAGAAATTTCCATACAAAATGTACTCGGTACGTTTAAAGGAGTAGACATGGAACACACAGTAATCAAATTAATGAACGGTGAAGAGATAGTAGCTCAAGTTCTTATTGAAGATAATGATACTATTAAGTTAAGTGAACCAGTACAAATACATAGAATAATTTCACCAAGTGGATACGAAGTAATTAAATGCTCCCATTGGTTATTGTTTAATAAAAATCCTGAGATATCTTTAGAGAAGAAACATATCTTACTAAGAGTTAATGACATAAATGAAAACGTAATAACACATTATGATTATTTTATAAAACATTCTAAGAATAAAGAACTAGAACATATTAATGCAGGAGATACTGTATTAGCTAGAGCAGAACAAATTTATAAACAACAACAATTAGAACGACAAGAAATGGCTGAGGATGAAGATATGGAACAAGCAGATTTAAATTTGGAAGAGTATATGCGTAACGCATCTAATACTACAATACATTAAGATGGCACATTATGTAGATAATAAAATTCTTTATGCTACTATGATTGAGTATAAAGATAAAGTTAATGAAGCTGAGGCTGTAGATGATCCTAAGCCACCTATACCAGATATTGTAGGAAGCGCATTACTTAAAATAGCAAATAGGTTATCAACTAAACCTAATTTTATAAACTATACATTTAGAGAAGAGATGGTTAGTGATGGGATAGAGAACTGTATTAATTATATTGATAACTTTGATCCAAAAAAGTCTAAGAATCCTTTTGCATACTTTACTCAAATAATATACTATGCCTTCCTAAGAAGAATACAAAAAGAAAAGAAACAATTATATATTAAACATAAAGCAATACAAAACTTTCAAATATTTGATGGATGGATGGATCCTGCTGATGGTCAAATGATATCCACACAGCAAGGTTTACCAGAGACTACAGACTATATGAGTGACTTTGTAAAGAATTATGAACAAAAAGAAAAAGAGAAAAAACAGCAGAGGCCTGCAACACCGCCTAGAGGGGTTGAACAATTTTATAAAGAGAAGTGATTTATGAAAATAGCATTAGTGACTGATTTGCATTTTGGTGCTCGTAACGATAACATTAAAGTAGCAGCTAACCAAAAGAGATTTTATGATGAAGTATTCTTTCCTTACTTAAAAGAACATAACATCAATACTGTAATAGATTTGGGCGATACCTTTGATCGTAGAAAGTATATTTCTTTCACATCTTTAAAGGCAGCTAAGGCTATGTTCTTTGAACCCTTAAAAGAAAACAATATAACCACACATATGTTAGTAGGTAATCATGACGCTGTGTATAGAAACACTAATGAATTAAACTCAGTGTATCTGTTAACTCAAGAGTATCCTAATATTATAGAGTATCATCAACCGTCAGAAATAAACATAGGTGGATGCGATCTACTTATGCTGC